CATTATTGCTCTGGCTGCATTTCTTGAAGCTCTTCGCTTTTTTTGCTTTGGTTTTCCGTGGTATCTGTCGTACTCTTTTCTGTAATTTCTTGTCATCTCTTTTTAGATACTCTTTTCCGTTTTCGTCCACTGGGTGATATGGACCACTTAATTGATGTGGGTTTACCTCCTGGATTTCCTGCGGCTCTTTTTTTAGCGACTGCCGCACTTTTTTGTCCTTTAGACATCCTATCTGCGACTGCCTTGGGGCGACACGCTGGGTACTTCCTTTTAGACTTACTTGCTGATTTACGCCCACAGGGTTTGCCTGTAGCTACATCTCTCCAGTCTTCTTTGAACCATTTACGTAAACCTCCTTTGTACGCCATTAATAAGTACCACCTCTTTTTTTATAGGTTCTAACTAACCAAGCATTTGCATACGCTGATGGGTACACTTTAAATTTTCTTTTAGCTTCCGCTTTAACTGAAGCATATAATTTTGCATTTTTTGGTTTTGGGGAACCTGTTGATTTTTTCTTTTTCTTTATTGCCATGTGATACTCCTTCTACATGCATAAATCTTCATACTTAGTTGTATGAAGTCTATGTCTTGATAACTCTCTGGCAGTGCTTATACCAATCCTATTTTTGTACGTTAAAATTTTTATTAACCAATTTATCATATGCTTCTTTTATCTCTTCTATAGTTCGCTTACAACCTATACACACATTGTTTTTCAGGGTGCACACACCTATACAAGGTGTTAAAATCTTCCTACCCATTTACCTACAAACCAAGCCATCAGTCCTGCAAAGAATATTACAATTATAGCAGCTATTCCGTAACCTAAATATTCCATCAGTTCTTCTCTACGTTTCTCTGCCATCTTTTCTGCGTAGCGTCTTGACTTACGTGCTTCTGCTTGGAAGGCTTGCCAATCTTGCCAAAGTCCGGGTCTGCCTAAGTAAATCATCATCTTCTTGAGTTCTTCTTCTTTTTCTTTTATCTGCTCAAGAGCCATGAACTCTTCTAGGTCTGAACCACCTACACCTTTAGCTTTCTTCTTTTTTGCTTTTTTCTCTAGTTCTTCTTTAGAGAAGACAAAATCGCTTATGTGTTTCGCACATCCACTAAGTTCTTTTCCGTTAGATACAAATTGTTTTATGACACTGAAGGCAGCATTAGCTGCAGCTAGTTCTGCTAACATTTTACCTTTTCCTTATAGGTTTACAATATGCAGTTATACGTAATGGAGTTCCTTCTTTTTGTGGTATAGGTGGCTGTCTATGTAATCTTTCTGCAAAGTATAAACATCTATCTATATCTTGGAAGGTTTGTGTTTGGTCTACTACTCTTATTCCCATCATAAACACTAACACAAACTCAATCATTAATTATCAAAATCTAAATCTAACTGTTCTTCTTCAGAATCCTCGTTGTGACAGACACAGTTACATTCTTCCGTATCACATTCATAACACTCACAAGTCTTACATTTATTTTTTGTTTTTTCGCTCATTTGCTCTCTTTAAACTTTCTTTTGCTGATTTAGCTATTTTAACGACTTCTGTCTTTCCCATAACTTTTGCACGTTGTTCCATAACTGTTAGGATTTGTATTTTCCTAGCATACGATTTTTTAACTCTCTTAACTTTTGATACTGTAGCTTTAGCATCTGCCACTGTAGCGAATTTAATACTAACGGTGTCTTTGGGATTCTCATCAGTATATAACCTCCTACCACTTCCTTTTGGTTTTTTACCTGTGCCAACTTTGGGGTCACTTTTTTTTCTTTTTGCCATAACTACTCTTATATCTTGTTCGTTGGTCTTTTTCTATTTTACTTAAAACTTTAGCTTGTTTAGCATGAGCCTTAGATGCTTTCTTTAATTTACCTACGATTGTTTTTAAAGGTTTAGTATAATGTGGCATTATGTCTCTCTCTTCTTTTTAACTTTGTCACTATCTGAATATAAGTTATTAAAAGTTATTGTAGGGTCTAAGTAAGATTCATGTGACTCTGCAGAATGTGTCCACTGTGAAGGACTAAAATCAGGTGCCCCCTCTCCTGTTCTCCATAGTGCAGGACTTGTGGCTCTTACTCTATTATTAGGTAATGCTACAATGTTGCCTGTCCATTTACCTGCATCAGTCAAATATAAAACATGAGACTGCTTGTGTTGTGCTGGGTCATCTGCAATATCATTGTCTGTGTAGTCAACTGTAAACAAATACTTACCTTGATGAAACTGATTATCAATCTTGCATAACCATGGCGAGGAACTAACCCTATCCATAACTACAACGCTATGAGTCCTAGATTCGCAATCCCATGGTTGGCATAAGTGGTCTTCCATCGGTTCTGCCCATTCGTCTACAGGTATATCTGCAACTAAGGCTTGTATAGGCATTCTTGCCCACATTGCTCCTCCATGAACATTTTCATCAGGACCATCTTCTCGGTCTACTTCGCAACCAGTAAAAACAACTTGGAAGCTTAAAGACCTATCTGGGATTGTATTTACGGCTATAACCATAGCATGAAGAAACTCTCCATGGTATCTTTGATGATTACACGTAAATTCCCTACGCACCCAACACTTAAAATGGGGTACGTTACTTATGAGATACGGCATTATTTACGTCTTATTGCTCCGCCTCTGGCATATCCTTTGGTCATCTTGGCTCCACCTCTAGCCATGCCCTTAGTTTTCATTTTGGAACCGCCACGAGCCATGCCCTTGGTCATTTTCATTCCGCCACTCTGCATTTTTTTGATTGATTTCTTTTTCTTTTTACCACCAGTGGCAGCACCTTTAGTTTTCATAGCGTGTTTTGGCATTAGTTTCTCCTTATATTGCTACTTATTTATCCTGATACACAGGTATCCTTAATATTATCTTTTACTGGAATTAGTTGGTAATTCCATTATGCTTGGTTTAGCTTTCCTTGTAAATACCCCGCCAGCTTTTTTATTTCTGTCTGGTGTCTTTTTAACTTTTTCTTGTTGTCTTTTCAAACTTGCTTTATCCATGATTGGTCTATTCATTTCTGCCATGTCAGCTTTTGTCTGACCTTCATAAATATTCTTTTTCTTTTTTGTTCTAACTGGCTTTAATCTACCATCTTGGAAAGATTGTGGGTCTGGAACTATTAATGAATCACCTTCAAAACCTCCACCTTTAAACTCCATTGTCTTTTGACTATAAGCAGATTTTAATCCAGAATTTAAATCTTGGAGCATTTTAATTGTAGTGTTGTGTTTCTTGGCTATACTACCTAAAGTATCGCCTTTCATTACTTTAACTTTTTTAGTTAATTTACTGGCACCACCAGCTGTAATTGCTTTTTTTAAATCTCCTAAAAAACTTCCAGTGCTTTGATTTTTTTTAACAGACACTTTACCTTCCCGTCTTTTTGACATATCTATTTTTTTAACAGGGGGGTTAGACTTTAAATCTTTATCAGATATAGGACTTTTTATGTACTCGTTAAGAGCCATAGTCTCATCTCTTTTTAAATCAAAATAATTAACTCGTTTTTGTTTATCACTCATTTACTTTTGACCTTTGCTATGCCCACTGCTAAACCACTTTTAGCTTTCTTACCCTTCTGCTCTTCCATACTCTTAGTAATAGCTTTTTGTCTAGCTGTTTCGTATCCAGACATCTTGCCATCTTTATTAAGGTCTCCTAGTAGAGCACCTTTCATTAATCTTGGCACGTTGGTTGGTAGTTCCATAATAGATTTTTTAGGAGGAGCTTGAGGTTGTGTTCTATCTGTTATACCTTGATTTCTATATCTTCTAATCACCTCTGCATCAGACATTGATTCAGGCAAGCCCATTCTAAGTCTAACTGCAGCAGCTAAATCCTTATCTTTGTTATCAGGACGTATTCTCATTTTGTCCGTATCTATTTTATCATCTTTACCTATTCTGCTTACAGCTTGTCGTGACTCTGTCATAGACTTTCTTTCTGCAGCCTTTCTTAAATCTCTATTTGTAATTCGTTCCATTATGCTGGTACCCCTAATGTAATAATACGAGCTATTAATCTGTCAGCTCTTGCTGTGGTCTGTTTGTACCACCTGGAATCTTCCATCTCATCAGCTGCCTTAACCCAATCTCTGTCATTTACAGCAGCAATAAACTTTTTAAAATTACTTAATCTTGGTCTACCTAATTGAAAACACATATTGGCAATTACTAGTTGTGCCTCTTCTGGTAGATTATTAAAATCAGGGAATATCTCCTGACAATCCTGCAATGTTCTATTTATATCTACAGCAAACCAGGCATCAACTTGTTCATGCGACACTTTTGTCCCTATGGGCATACCATAGTATTCTTCGTCCCATTCTGTAATGAGGTGTCCAATACCTCCCGTCAAATGCCCCAGTGAGCACCGATACAATTCATAAACGACTCCTTCGTCATTTGCTATCTCATCTTGTAACTTAACTAAATTCATTTACTTCTTTTTGAACATCTTTGCAGCTTGTCCAACTCCCTTGATTCCAAAGCTTGCACTAATTGCAATATATAAGAGGTACTGATACCACTCTGGCAAAGTTGCCAATATATCAAATCCTTCTTTAACATAATCTTTCATCCCAGGTATGAATACTAAAATAGCAGGAGCCAATAAAACTACTAGTGCAAATTCATCTTTCCAAGAATCTACTGTAGCATCAGCCATCTTACCTTCCCATGCGACCTCACCTGCTGCAACTTTTTCTGCAACAGTAGCACGAGCTTTAGCCTCTGCGACTTTAGCTTGTCCTTCTGCTTTTGTTTTCTCGACTTTGTTCTCAAACCAAGTTCCAGCTAAACTAGCTAATGGTCCAATTAATGCCCCGAGCATTATGTTCTCCTCTGAGATTTACGTAATAATCTTACATATCTCATATAAAAGTTAGTGCTTATAGTATTAAAAAATTTAAATAATCTAAAATTTAATTCTATTAACACTTCCATCTTCTCCTTGCTTGCCTCAAACGACTATTAGGATTCTTTGCCGCTTTTGGAAACTTTTTCATCTGCCCCGCACTTCTAGCACAAAATGACTTTCTTCTTTTAGCTGCTTTACTTCCTGGCTTTACTTTACCAGTTACTGCAGTCTTTAATTTACTACCAGGGTTCTCTCGTCGGTATTTCTCAACACCTTTCTTGGTCATACCAGCACCAGCTTTAGTTGGTCGCTTGTGCCCTCCTTTTATGGTATATCCTTTCATTATATACTTTTATCTATTCTTTTATCTGATACATTTGCACATTTATATTTCATTGGTAAATAATCAGGCATATGTGTTGGTAAATCCTTAGCTATTTCATATGCTCTAGCTACACATTCTTTTTCAGTCTTATATGGTCCATTTAAATCTTGTAGCCCATGACATATATTTGGGTTTACTGATAAACAAACTAGGACAAGTGTCTCAAACATAATAATCCTTAAAAGTAAGGGGCGAGACCGACATTGGTGTAATCTCGCCCTAAACTTGAGTAACTGCATCGAACCCCGCAGGAATAAGTACAGTATCAAGCTGCTCTGTGATAATAGAGATTACTCTCTACACATACTGTGACATACCCTCCGCTACCAATGCCTTCTCTATTTCCTCAACGCTGAAGTCTCTCCCAGTACGTCCTTTTAAAGCCGCACGTATGTAAATTACGTGGTGGCTTGGTATATGCGTTTTGAATCTGCCATATTTATCATATTCATAACAGACTTGCTCTAATAAAGAACCGAATTGTGGTTTTACAGTCATAATATACATATTATACCACATAATGATGAAATTGTACATAAATTAGTGTCAATGAAAATTTATTTTTATTTAGGGGGTTGACAAGGTCCCGAAAAATTGGTATAAAATCCATGTTTTTCTTTTTTTCCCTTTTTTTTCTTTTTCAGGTTAACATTATAAGCTTCTTCGGAAGCTTTTTTTGTGTCCTAGGTGACCCCCTTAGAGATTATGGTCGAGATATTTAGAAAAACTACAAATATACCTAAAAGGTACTTTTCAAAAGAGTACAAATCTCCTTTAAAATACCAAAAAGGAGAATATATTGTCAAAAAAATTCCTAAAAAGCCGCAACCCGATAGTGATGCATTTGCTCTCATGCAAAAGTTACGTGAAGATGAACAAGAAAAGAGTAATTCCACGAAAACAAAAAAGAAAAGAGCACGTAGATAGCTCTGGTATAAGGGATTAGACCCTTGATTTTACTACATTAGCCCCGATAAGGGGCTTTTTTTGTATCTAAAGTAAGTAGCCGCCGTCTGGTATATGAAACTATTTACCCAATCTCGGGTAATTGCTGTATATAGAATCTAGTAGGGGGGTAGTGGGTCATGCGTACCCTTAGACTGCACTAACATAAACCTTTGATATTACTAGGTTTTTTCTAATATTAACTGCAATATTTACTTTTATTATGCTTTTTTCTTGTATTTGGTTAGCCTATGCGATTTCTTGATACTGCCTATTATATAATGTGATACAGAATAGGCAGGTATTATTAATTTGTGCTTAAAAATTAATATATAACGTCAATTATTTGACAATATCTATGTCAATTCTTTGACAGTGGATTTGTCAGATTATTGACAATGCCTGCGGATGATAGATATAGTCTTTAGTCCTTTGATAGTAGTACAAGTATGATAGTAACAGAATAATAATTGATAGTAATGTAGGCGAAAATTTTTATGATAGTTTTGTCAATGTTTTGACATGATAGTTTTTACTGTGTAAGTCATTGTTTTTATTATATTTTATCTCTCGACGTCGTGAAGTACTACAACACATATAATTTATAATTTTATATCTATAATTTTAATAATTCTTTGGTAGCTACAAAATAAATTTTAAGTGTTTTGTTTGCATAATATGTATAAATTTCGTATATTTAATTAAGGGTTTTGGATGGTCTGAAACTCTAAATTAACTTAAACATTCTTGAAAGGAATATTTAAAAATGACTATAACTTTAAATCAAGACTTTAAAAAGTCTGTTTCCATTACTGACATTAACAAGGTTAATTCTGTTATTGTTGGCGTTTTAAAGCCCATGTATGAGGGGGAAAATAAGCAAGCTAAGTTGGGCGTTTCCCTCGGTTTAGCTGTTGCTGATTGGGTTGTCTTGGCTATGAGTGGAGAAAATACTGCAAATACTTTGCCTACTTTAGACCAGTGTAAAAGCCATTTAAAAGACCTAATAAAAACTTTTGTTCCTAAAGTTGAAAATTCAAAGGGGGAATTAATCCCTGACATGAATGAGGTTAATAAGTTAAACTCTCATGTTCAAGATGCTTGCAAGATGGCTCTTTTGATTGCTGGTTCTAATACTGGATTTATTAAAGGTATTAGGAATGAAGAGAGAGCAGACATTGTGCCATTAAATCAAGCCTATGATAAAAAAGGTAATTTAAAGCCTAATTTAATTGAGGATATTTTTTGGTCTCCTGTGAAAACATTTCCAAACAGAAATGAGGGTACAGAAAAAGCTCCTGTTGTTTCCGAAAATTCAAAGGTTCATAGACCTTGCACGATTAAAAGTGTGAGGGAATGTTTTGGGGTTCATTTTGAAGGAAAAAAATTAAACTCTGGTCGATATGCTTTAGACGTTGTTAAGGATACCAGAGACAAAACTGAAAATGGTTTTGTTTTAACGACTCCAGAGGGTGGTCTAAAAATTAGCGGTGTTAAAGATGCCATACAATTTTTAACTAATCGTTTTGAGGACGGGGACGTAGAAATGATGCTAGTAAAAGATGATACTGCTAGTAAAAATTGTTTAAATGCTATTGAGCAATTTATCAAAACTTTTCAAAATAAAAAATCAAATGCTGAACAAGAAATAAAATCAGCTATTGAAAATGAAAAAGCTGAATTAGATGCTAAAAAAGCGAGAATGAAAAAAGCATCTTAAAAAAACTTTCCTCCAAGAAATCCTAGAATAATTAATTTTATTCTAGGATTTTTTTTTGCCTAAAATTTTTGAAATTTTTTGACAAAAATTTCTCTT